AGTGTTACTGTTCTGTCTGCTGTAGGATTTGAAGCTGGTGCTGCTATTGAAACAGCATTACCACCAGAATGTTTTAATTTAATTGAACTCATGCAGCCTCCAGTGCAGCGACTTTAGTTTCCAATGTTGTAACTTTAGCATTTAGCTCTTGGATTGATTTTGCCATTAATGCAACCATATTTGCGTAATGTATAGATTCAGGTTGATTGCTGTCATTATATTCAACAAAATTAATAAGTCCAGCACTATGGACTTCTTCTGCTATAAATCCACCATAAGTATTATCATCAGCATTTTCGCCTGTTGCGTTACTTTTGTAAGTAACTGATCTAAGTTTTAAAACATCTGCAAGACCCCATGTTGCATCAGTAATATCCTTTTTATACCTTTCTGAAGAAGTTGATCTATGTAATAAGCCATTAGTAGCTATACGAACATTTGCTGATGAACCTGTTGTAGCACTGTAAGTTCCATCACTTTGTATTCTTCCAGCAGCAACTAACGAATGGTCAACAGTTGTATTAACACTTGGAGAACCTAATTTAAAACGACCATCTGTTAATACTGTAAAACTTGCAGTTGCAGCCCCACCAACAAAACCTTTTATTTGGCCGTCTGTACCAGTAGAACCTAAAGCAGATAAAACAAGATCTCCACCACCATCAAGACCAAAATCTGCATCAGCACCACTTCTTGTACATCTTATCCTACTGCTTTCTAAAGATGTACCTGTAATGTGTAATGCTCTTTCTGGTGTGCCTTCGTTAATACCAACACGACCTGTTGAAGTTATCTTGATTCTTTCAGTTCCAGCCGTAGCAAAACCCATAATATCAGACCCAAAAGTAATGCCTGTATTAGAGTCTGTTCCTCGTAAAACTGGTGCGGAAGCTGAACCATCAACTCCAGAAATACCAGTTGTTCCGTTAATGTTTAAAGCCATGTCTATAAGATAACAAGGATTGCACCGCTTGGCACAGTTAAAGTAACTCCACTATTTATAACAGGGCTGATAGTCATAGCATTTTTATTTGCAGTTAATTCGTAATTTGTTGTCATGTTTTGATCTGTCTCAACAAATATTTGATCAGTACCACCTCCGACAGTTCCAGAACCTCCTATTTCCCCCCAACCTACGCTTTTATAACCTTCAAATTGATCTAATTGATTGTTATATCTCAGCATCCCGACTGCTGGAGTTCCATCCCTTTCTGAGGTGTTTCCTACAGGAATATTTAATGAATTTGTATAATTATGAGTAACTTTTGCAGTAAATGTAGATCCCGCAAGTGTGGCATATCCAAAATTTGTAAGACTTACATTTCCTAAAGTTACAAAATCTGAATTTGCACCATTTCTTATTTTTAATAAATTTGTATCAGAGTCTATATGTGGCTGATAGGCAGCTAAGTTTTCTGCTCCACTTGGATCTCCACTAGCAGAATTTAAAGTTCTTAATGCTTGAAATATATCTTTCATTGCAGCACGAACTTCTGCACCCGTACCATTGTCGGGATGGTAATTATTACCAGTTTCTTTCGTAGTACTATTTGGCCTTGTCATTAATTAAGCACCTTTTCCAAATCCTACCACTGAAAAGTTAAAATTTCTATCTATAAGGCCGTTTGATGAATCTTTAAAAGTCACTCTAAAACCTGTTGCAGTAATGTTTGTAACTTGAAAATAATCACCGCTAGTTATGTTATCTGTAGCTGTAATTCCTATTGATGGCTTATTGCTGTCTACTCCTAACAAAGTTTGAGTGCCGACAAAAAATGGCTTATCAAAAGTAATATCTTTTGCTGCTGCATTATTACTACCATCAATACTTCTTCCAGCACCTTGTTCTGACCTTCTTTGAAATGTTGCAGTATATCCAAGTTCATTAACTTTTATATTTTGACCTATATCAGTAGTAGATACTTTAACTTTAAATTTAAAACCTCTCGCTTTATAAGTTCCATTTACAAAAGTATTGAATGTTTTACCACTAAAGTCTGAATCAGCATAATTTGTGCCACTAGGGGCTGAGGTCGTTGTGGCTACTAAAAGTTCTGCATTTACATTATTAGCTTCATCGCCATCAAAATCATCCCAATCATCAATTAATTGAGTTCTTGAATCAAATAACTCATTAGGGTAAAAACCTTCAGTAAAAATATGCCTTTTTAAATCAAGACTGTAAACACCACCTAAATCAAGAATATCTTTAAATTCATACTCTCCTGTCAATACAGAAACCACAGAAACAGTACCTGAAGTTGAAATGCTGTTTGCAGCCGTCACAGTAAAAGTATTTGCATTAGCTACAGTTACAACTTTAAACTGACCATTTGTTGCATTTCCGTTTGTGTAAGTAATATCTAAAACTTGATCTGCGACTACTCCATGTGAAGTGATTGTAATAGTAACAGTGGTTCCAGATTGACTATATGTGCCAGAGGCATTTGTTGCGGAATTTATAAGTCTTAGTGCGTTTATGGTATCATCACGAACTACATTATTTTTATCTCCTTGAAATTTTGGGGTGTCTGCGTCCTCTCTTCTGGTATCAACTAAAAGACTGCCAAGAGTATCGGGCAAATCTAAAATTATAGAACTACTTGCTGCACTTAAATTACCAGTATCATCCTCAAATCTTATTAAATATTCTCCCTCAATGTATGGAACAACTACTTGAGTGCTGTTTCCAGAAAGCTTATCAATATCTGTTGCCTTTTCAAACACACCAGTTCCGTCAGTTTTCGAGGAATGTCTGACCCTACAAAACCCTCCATGAGTAACATCTGCTTCAGTTGAAGGATCCCAACGAAGCCTTATTAACTTATCATTAACAGGTTCCATTCTTAAATTTTGCACATTTTGTGGCTTTGCTGTTTTACCTTGTGCTTGAAAGGTAGTTTCTGTCGCAACATTTGATGGTCGTCTTATTGCGTTCAAACTAAAAATTCTTATTTGATAAAGACCAGCGGATGAATTTAAAATTTCAAAACTTGTTTTATTAATTGTTGTTTCAATAAAATTGCCATTTTCAAATCTATATTGAAGTCGATATTCACCAACACCTTCTACTTGATTCCAAGTAAAAAAAACTTTACTAACTGCCCTGTTATTAACAACAACAATCCTTTCCTCAACGACAAGGTTGCTAGGTGGTTCTTTAAGATCAGTTAAAGTAGTTATTGTTCTATCTTCTAATGGGTCGTCATTTTCAACAAAATTATATTTACCATTATCGTGAAAAACTCCAGTGATTTGATATGCAGTACGATCAACTTCAGTTACACTTATAACCCTAAATAATTGTGTTTCAACACTATCATTTTCTAAAACCCATACAGAGTTAGCATTTGGAACAAGAGATAAAGAATTTGTCAAATATATAACCCCTGATGAAATACTAGCTACAATTTTTTGTTCAACTGAGCCATCAGGTAATATTACTGACACTTTAGGATTATTTGTATCATCTAAATCTGTTGCTGCTGAAGCATCATCAACAGTAATTGTCATATTTGTAGCTGATTTTATTCTTCCTCCTCGCCTTTTATTAGACCTAACTGGATCAGCAATCTTTATTACAGCACCACATCTAACAATAGCTCCAGCTTCTATAGTTGTGACAAAGTTAACAATTTCTCCTTCATTAAGTTGTGTGTACAAAAACCATTTTCCTAATCTTTGTGCTTGTGTTCTTGATGTGAGTGCAAAAGCTCTTAAGTTTTTAACAACTATTCCATATTTATTTTGTAAAGCAGTATCTTCAACAGTTTCATAATCAAATTCTTGAGTTTCCATATCAAAATACTGAACATTAACCATAGTACTTTTAATAGTTTTTGATGAATTTGAATAGCTAAACCCTGCCTCAGTGACGTTTGAAAGAGTAAACAAGTAACTTGGGTCTGTAGGTCTATCTTGAGTTAATGTGATTGTCCCTGCGTTATAAAATGCAGTAGCTCTCATTGTGCTACAAAGCTCACCAATGAGCTTAAATGCGTCAACCTGATTCTGAATAACTGCGTTGCAACTGAAACGTGGTGCTGGATTTCTACCTTCGTTATCTAATATCAATTCAGAGTTATAAACAGAAGCAGAATAAAAAGCAAATTTATCAAGCATACTTTCTGTTATATGATCTCCAAATCCAAAGCGTTCATTTGTTAAAAGGTCAAAAAGCACCCACGCTGGATCGTTACAATAAACTTTAGTTGAATTTAAAGAGCCATTAAAAACACCGCTAAAAGTTAAACTTCCATCAGCCCTGACAGAGGCATTGTGAGGAATTTTTATTCTCCTACCTCTAATGCGAAACATCACACTTGGAGATTGTGGGAATTGTTCAGCATCTACCCTTATTGCTACATGGGCAGTGTTTGGAAATCTATCTGCTGTGTCTTGTATTTCTGTATATTGAAGCCATTTAGAATTATTTTGTCTTTTAGGGTCTGTGCTATCTGGTGTTACTCTGGTTACTTTTAATTGAAGGGGATATGCATAATTGTCTGGAATATCAAAAACATAATCTCTTACATAAGCATTAGGAGTTTTTCCTTCTATTCTGCCAGCAGTATTGTTTACAAAAGTTCTTGTTGTTCCATTAGCCTGTGTAATTTTTATGTTATGGGTACAAACCAGTCCTACAACATCTCCATCATCTTTAAATCTTTGGAGTGAATCAATCTGTATAGTAACTCTTATCCTATCTACTGAACTGCCAATTGTTTGTGTTTGAGTTATGCCTTGTAAAAGTTTTTGTCCAACAGCAAATTCAGTTTCAGTATTTTTAAAGCCTTTTATTTTTGTTTGGTCAGCTGTTCCATATCTTGCTTCTGTTTTTACATCTTGAAAATTTTTTTTATTATCAGGAGCAGAACTACCAGATGATTGTTGTAGTAACTGAGTGCCATTTAAAAAAATGTCTTTTTCAAGGGTTCGATTATATTCAGCCGAACCTCTAGTTCCTGATGCTGAAGGAAAGCCCTCAATTTCACCTTCACATAAAACATGAACTGCAAGTTGTCTTTGAATACTACCAAGTTGATCCTTAGGTAGTTTTGGGTCTGTTAATTTTGGATTATTGGTTGGTATTGGCATTATTCTGTTTCTTCTGTTCCTTCTATTTGAATAGTATCAACACCATTAGATACAATAATACTTCCAACAAACCTTTCACCATATACAACAGGAACAGCTACACCACTTCTACTAATATTAGAAATTCCATTAAAAGCAAAGTTACTTGCTTGCATACCAGCATTTAATTCAACACCAGCATCATTAAATGAACCGACATCAACTGTCGGAGTTAAAAGTGACGTTATACCATCTATTGCCAAACTTGTTAAAACAGTAGTAGCAACACTTCCAAGAACACCAGTAGCAGCCAAAGCAGTAGCTCCAGCAACAACAGCACCTCCAAGAGCAGCCGCACCAGCAACAACAGCACCTCCAATAGCAGCGGCAGTTGTTGCAACAGTAGTAGCAACAGCAGCGGCTCCAGAAAATATAAATCCAGCAGCAGCAGCTAATGGACCAGAACCAGTAAGAATAGGAATTATAGATATATCATCTTCACCTTTCATGTGTAATAAATCTTCAGAAATTTCTGTATTACCCATTTTTATTCTGTAATGATGTTCATAAAAATGACTTTCAACTTGCGGAAAGTTAGCAAGCAAAAATTTAAAGGCTTCAGCAGGAGTTTTAACGTCAGCCATAAATGATGTTTGACCAATAAATTTTCTTAATTTTCCGTAAAGTTTAATTTTTTTAAGGCTCATATCTAAAAACTTTTTTTGTTATTTGTTGATATTGTAAATCAAATATCTCTCTACAACTTAGCTTACCTATTACATGATGTAAAATAGTTTGATCTCCTATATAAATTGCAACATGATTTAATTTTTCGTAGGCACCTTTCATTAATAAAATATCATTTTCTTTAATATCGTCTACTAATTTAAAACCCATAGATAACAAGGCTTTGTCAAAATAAGGTTCTAATGCAAATTCTTTTATTGTTTTTGGTCTTGGCCACTTTTTAAAATCTAGATTTAATTTATCATGATAAAAGTCCATTACTAAAGACCAGCAATCTTGTATTCCCCACGCCCATTGTCTACCAATTAAACTATCAGGTTTCCACCCTGATGGCTTAAAACTATGCCAGCTTTTCATCCCTAAGCTGTAAATGTGCCATTCTAGTCCACTAAATTCACAACCAGCTTTATCTGTTTCTGAAGGATATGCAGAGCCATTTGGATGTGAATGTACTAAGCCAAGTATTTCTCCATGATCTTCACAATCTGCATAATCTTCTGGGTCAATAATGAAATAGTCAAAGTTTTCATTTGCTAAATTTTTACATGGCCAATATTTTTTCTCGCCTCCTATCAATGCCACCAAACCACAAGACTCATTAGGTAATGTTTCTTTTGCGTGTTTTTCTGCTTCGAGTTTCCAATTCATGCGTTTCTAAATGTGCCAACACCTCTAAAGTTTTTCCTAGTAACTTGTCTTTTTGGTGCTTTTACACCTTGCAATTCTAAACTAGATACACATTCAAATTGCACAATATTTCTATTTTCAATTGCTTTTCTATCAATAAAATATATTTCTTGAGGTAATTCATTAGTATTAGGTGTACCAAATGGGTTTATGTTATTACTAAAATTTGTATTATCTAAACTACTTGCTAAAGTTCTTCTCCTAATAAATTTTGCCCCTGCTAAATCATTTTTTTGTGTAACTTTATTTGTATCTATAATTAATCCCGAAACAAAACCAAACAAATTAGATATTGTTAAAGTTGGTCTAGGCAATGTGCCTTGCCCAGTAAACTCAAAACCTTCCGCAACTATAGGATATTTGTCGTAAGATAAATCTTGCCAAATTATAGATTGATTTATTTGATTTGAACCTGAGTGAAATAAAAAAACTTGATTTGAACCATGTAATGCAGTATTTAACTCAAGTTTATATAGTTCAATAATTGCACTTGGACTTAAACTTTGTAATTCACTAATTGGAACTGTCATTAAGGTTCAAAAACTTGTAAAAAACTTAAGTTAATAATAGCTCTATTAAAAGAAGGAATTGTTTTTCGTTTTTTTACACATATAAAGTTAAGAGCAACAGCTTCATCTGTTGGTTGATAAAGAAAAGATTTTTGGTCTAAATCTCTATCAGTTATAAAAGAAAATATTACGTCAGATTCAGATTCAGAAACACTAAAAGTTAGATCCAAAGTCATTGGAGATTGATTCTGAGGCAATCCAAAAAGCGACCTGTGCTGATAGCCGTCACCTAGAGCAATAACTCTTGTTTTTGTATTTATTGTTTTTGTAGATCCGTAGATCGGTTTAAAGCTTGGGAATGTTTCAGCCATTATCTTGCAAGTAATCCTCCACTACGTTTTTCATTAACAAGTTGTGCTTGAACAGCCTGTGCTATAACAGCACCTAATTGTTCAGCATTTGCATCATTACCAGACACAGAAGAACCAGAGGCATCTACTGATACGTTAACAATATTTGTTTGACCAGATTCCATTTTATTATTAGGTGTAATAAAACCTCGATTTGAACCCATTGTTAAAATTTCTGGTCCTTTTTCTCCAACAACATAGCTTTTACCTGCTGAAACTGAACCTCCCGCAGCTTTTCCTCCACCAAAAACATTTTTTAAAGCTCCACCTATAAAATTACCAATTCCAGCAACTGACCTTTGTATAGCTACTTCAATTAATTGTCTTTTTAAACTATTAAGAACGTTAGAAGCTGCTTCAGCTAAAGATTTTGTTCCCATTACAGCGTCAGTTAAATTTGAAACAACTCCTTCTTCTATACTTGCTCCGATTTCTTCAAATTTTTTAGCAAGTTCTTGTGCTGGTGTTAAATTTTCTTCCATTTTTTCATTCAAAATATCTTGTAAATCAATTTGTTTTTCTATTTCTAAACTTCTAAAAACAGCTTCTTTATTTACTATTTTATCGTTTTCAGCAACTTCACGAATAGCATCAATAAATTCAAATTTTCTTTGTAAAATTCTTTTATCAAAATCATCTTCAGTTTTTTTGAGTGTTATTCGTCTTTTTATTTCTTTATTTAATCTTTGTTCTAATAACCTTGGGTCTTTTTCATCTGTTAAAGCTTTAGGTTCAGATGCAGCTATACTAATTCCTCTGTTTGCTCTAAATGAAGTATCAATACCAAAATCCCCTTCTTCATCCGATTTTTTAAAATTTGCTTCTTTTTTTAATAGTTCTATTAATTCTTTTTGTTCTTTTATTTGTCTTTGAATACCTCGTTTTGCATTTCCTCTCGCGTCAGAATTTCTTAATTGTGCAAGTGTATTTTCTTCAGTTTCTATTCTTTCTTCTAATTGAACAGAAGTTCCCTCCTCTATTAATTTATTAAGTGTATTTCTTTCTTCAATTTCATCTTTTATAGCTCTTGTTATACCTATTACTCCTACAGTAAGACCAGCTATTAAAGCTAATAAAGGTCCTCCAAGCGTACTTGTTATTCCAATAACTAGTGCTTTTAAAGTTTTTAGTGTTCCAATTATTGATTTTATAAGTGGTTTTAAAATACTTAAAGAAGTAATTAATGTTCCTGTAACAACTACAAAAGAAGTTATTTCAGGTGGTATAGCATTTACAACACCTATTAATATTTGCAAAGTTTCAGTTGTAGCTTTTGCAGCAGGCAATAATGCCGAACCTACTGACACCTGTAAATTTTCAATTTCATTTTGTAAGTTTTTAAATACTTGTGTAGGATCATTTTCTAATATTGCTTTTAATGCAGGTCCACCTTCACGACCAATACTTTTTAATGCTCTAATAACAACTTCACTTGTTAACTTACCTTGAGCAGCTAAATTTTTAAGTTCACCTGTTGATACTCCAAGTTCTTTTGAAAGAGGTTTTAAAATTAAAGGTACTTGTTCAGAAACACTTCTAAATTCATCACCAGCTAATCGACCTGAACCAAGTGCTTGAGCTAATTGTCTAAATGCGTTAGAAGCTTCAATAGCTGATGCTCCTCCTAATTTTGCTGCTGTATTAAAACCTATAAATGTAGTTCTTATATCTTCCAGGCTTACTCCTAAAGGTAAAAGTCTTGCTGTAATATTTGTAACTCCATCTAATGCTTCAGCATTACTAATTCCAAATAATTTTTGACCTTCAGTAGCTATAGATTGTGCTTTGCTAAAATCACCTGTTGCTTCAGTAAGAAGTTTTAAGCGTAATTCTAATTTTTGAAAATTTGCAGCAGTTTGTATTGATCTTCTTCCAAATTCTAATAATCCAACAGCAGCAACCGCTTTTGCTAAACCATTAAATCTTGTACTTAAACCTTTATTTCTTTTATCTAATACTTGAAAAGATCGTCCTAATTTTTGGCTTGCTGCATTAACTTTTTTTAATTTATTACTTGCCTTATCGACAACATCAATAACTACACTGGAATAAGCCATTAATTATGTGTTTTTTATTAGTTTACACAATTTATTTCATTTTATCTAATTGTTCTTTTTCTCTTTCATTTTTTAATTGATAATAAGCAGTAAAATAAATAAATTCAGATTGTGTTAGTTCTTTTCTTAATCTACTAACTGTCATTTTTAATTCTGTTGCTAGGAAAAACTCAAAATTTAACCAGTTATCCCCCTTTAGTCGTTTTTTGCTTCGTTTAATTCAATATCGCCAGCAACATTAAACAAAAATAATTCAAGTTCATTTAAAACACTTTCAGGTAATTCTCTTTGTAGTCGAACAACATCACCAGCTTTAAATGCCTTTTCACCATTTTCTTTTTCTGCCATGTGACATAGCATTTGAGTTGAAACTTTTAAAGCTTCATCAGAATTAACTAATGCCTGGACTCTTGTTCGATCAGATCTTGTAATTGGTTTAAAATACAAATCAATTAAAGGAGTTCCATCAGGTTTATTTAAAGTAAATTTTCTTCTTTGATTAAGATCAAAGGCACCAATTAATAAATCTACAGTGCGGGTTTCATTTGTTGGCATAAATTAAATTGCAAAAGTTACATCACCACTAACTGTAAAGTTAACAGTTTGAGTTGTTAATTCACCTACTGTAGATGAAGCCCCTAAACCAGTAACGAGCCCATTAAAACTATATTTTTTCGCACCTGAGGTATCTAAAAATAAATTAAATGAAGCGTCTGCTGGATCTTCACTTGTGTTTACATCAGCTAAAAGTTCTGCAACAGCATCGCCTGAAGTAGCTGTATATTGAACTTCAATAGTACCAGTAGCACTTTTTAAACTACCTACATAAGTTCTTGAAGTCATTCCTTGTGTAGTAGTTTCAAGAGTGTCTTTAACCATATCTAAAGACCATGCTGTAGTACCAACAACATTACTTACAGATCCAGAGCCATTGTCAAAAGCTACTGAACCTTCTTCGCCGCGAATAGCTGCCATAACAAAAAAAGAAATTTAAACTTAGTTTATCCTTTTTTTTGGAAATTTTCTATAGTTTCAATAAGTTTTTCTTTATTATGGCGTTTATCTAGCTCTAAACCTAATTCTCTGCCTTTTGCTTCTAATTCGTTTTTTGTAAGATTTTTATTAATATCAAAATTACAAGTTTTTATATTTTCTTTTTTTAAAGCTGTTTCGCACCTATTGTCCCATAAAGCTATATTTCTTTTTCCTTTAACTTTTTCAAGAATTTCAAGCATTTCTTCTGTAAATTCCATCATAAATCCTCATAAGTAGTAAATGGTATTGACATTACACTTTGAACAAATCCTTCAGGAGCTGCATTTTCAATTACAGCAGGACCAGTACTTGGTTCAAAGAATATGCCATTTAATTTTACTCTATTGTATAAATCTCTTATTCTTTTAGCTAAAGTTAGGTTATTTCCTAATCCAACTCCAATTTTTGTAAAAATATTAAAAGTTATTATTCCTTCTTGTTTATTAGTACTTCCAGTTGTTCCACCTAAAGTTATATAATCACTTGCTGTAAATTCTATTAAACATTGCACAAAACCAGTACCAGCTACAGTTTGAAACGGTTGATTTCCAAAAACCATTTTTATAGGAGGAGCTGTACTTAATTCAAAAATTAATTTTTCTTCAATACTTTGTCGAATTGAATTTAAATTTAAAGCAGCCATTAATTTTTACTTTGAGCTTTTTTTACAATATTAGCAACAGCCACAACTTCTTTTAAAGGCCAACCGGCAACTCTGTTACTATCACGAGATTGAAAAGAATTATTCCAGGAAGGTGGAGTATTTGTACCAAAACAAACTGCTTCTGCATAAGGTAAAGGATTTATAAGACTATATCTTTGACCTGTTTTTTCTTTTGAATAATTTAAACGAAAAGGCGGAATAATTGCAGCTTTATTATTATTAAAAGGACCACCTTGAATTGGTGCAGTTCTTTTATTTTCTGCTAATTGCCAATTCATACGAAAACGCCCAGTATCAACAGGAGAAGCCTGTTTAATGCGTGAATCTAAAGTAAAAACTGCTAAACGTATTAAATCTCTATGTTCATCTTCAAAAAATTTACCAATATTTTGAATTTCAATTTTTTTCATGCTCTTAAATATAATTTATATTTAATTTCTGAATTATCATTTTCAGTAGTATTAATTCTAATAATTTGATAATCAATACTTACAATAGTAACTCGATCAGTTATTGTTGGAACAAAAGTTAAATCTGAAGCTGCAATTGTACAAATTTTATCGGTTTCTTTTATAAGATCATTTATTTCTCTAGAGTTTACATTTTGTAATGTTCCTTTGATAGTATTACTTGTTATTGTTTCACCAACGGTTCCATCTGATGATTTATAAGATCCGCTTATAATTCTTTTAATTGTTACATCACCGCCAAATTTACCAACAACGGTTGAAGATATTTTTCTTAAACCTTTGGATAATCGAGACATTATAAACGATAAGCAATAACAGAACCACTTGATAAAGTAAATCCAGTAATGACTCCACAAAGTTCACAACTAGCATTTAATGTAATGCTTGTACTTGCTCCATCAATATTTTGAGCTGTTAAAGATGCGATTACAGTATCTTCATTAGCTTGTAATTTACCAAACCTTCCAGTGTGTGCACTTTGGTCTTTAACAATTTTTGCTGATGGGTATTCGTAAGCCATAGTTAACTCCTTTTTACTGCTATTGTAGCTGGCCCACTTATTCTAATGCCAGTTAGGTATTGTTCAATTATAGGCGGTATTCGATTTGCACCGACAGCACCATAAAATCTAGGTTTTACATTTAAATCACCAATTGATACTTCATTAAAATCTTCAAAGCCACTTAAATCAAGCCCATCTTTATTATTGTTTAAATATACAGCTAAATGTATTTGTGCATGTTTTACTCTTTCAGGTATCTCATTATCAGCATAAAAAGCAGGCTGTAAATTACTAGGATATAAAGCATTATAAGTAGTTGAATATGTATAAGGTTTTTTTACTCCACTTCTTGGCCATTCGAGTGCTTGTGCATCATTTGTACGTGCACCTAAAAATCTTTCTCTATCAATTCTTTGAGCAGCACTAAAAAGAGCTCGATTTTTTTGATCTGTTGTACTTGTACCCCAAGCTACAATATCTGGATTTTCTACTAAACCATCAATAAAAGCTTGTGCAGCAGTTATATCCACGTAAGTATTTGCAGTTGCAGAGCCAACTGTATTAACTAATGATATTGCCATTTTGTTTTAATTTTTTTGGCTTTTTTGTTTTTTTTAATTTAAGAAGTTGAGAAGCCGCCTTTTGTTCAGCAGCTTCCCTTTCTCTAGCTAACCTAAATGTAGCTATACCCATTACTTTCTAAACGCACTAACAGCAGTTGAACTTGTAACTCTAAAAATAAAAGTTCCAGAAGTATCTGCAGTTATATCTGGTTCGCCAACAATAGTGACATTTGAACCAGCAGTAAGTGTGTATTTATGAGTTGATGCAGCCTTGTTGACAACAGTTAACTCAAAACATTGACCTACTTTGTTTTGAATACCAAGAGCTGTAATAATTTCAGCTGCAGTTGGTGTTGTAATAGTCCTATTACCTGTAGGAGTTCCGTCAACAATACCTTCAATCAACTCTGCAGTTGTTAAAGTCATTGCTGCATTTTCCGTTTTGATAACTTTAGTTTTTGTAAGTTGACCAAAAGGAGGGTTTTCTAATTCGAAAATACTAGCCATAATGTGTTACCTCTTAATCTAATGGGGAAGTTACAGTAGCCCTGACGATTCCAATATTCTTGGTTTCGTAAACTTTTTCCCAGTTTGTAGCAACTTCAAGTTGTGTTCTTGTTGGGTTTGTTGTTGTAACAGCCCACTTTAAACCTACTGGGTGATAAATGTAAGCCATTTTAAATGAAACTACATCTTCAAAAGCAAGAACGTCTTCATCAACTTTAGTTACTAAAGCAGATTGTTCGCCCGTTGCTACAGCTCCTTGCTGGAAAAAATACACACCGTATTCAGTAGAAGCACCAGTACCAGATTTTGGAATATCATCTGAAACAATAATATTCATTCCCATATATTGTGGAACTGAAACATCACCATAAGCACCAGCAGAAGAACCGCCGAAAGCATTAACTGTACTAGCACCTGATGGAGCAGTACCTAATCTTGCTTCAGAATTGGTTACATAATCTAATGCTCTTCTTTCTTTAAGTGCATAAAACACTTTTGAATGCATTGCAATAGTTGTTAATTTGTCTCCTTGATCGCCAAGTAATGACTGAGCTTTAGATACAGTTCCAGCACCTAAGGCTGAAGGAGTATCACCAGATTCAGAATCAATACAAAGATCAAATAAAGCAGAAGAACTATTATTTGCAGTTAAAGAACCGAAAGCACCTTGTAAACAAGAATACAAATCTTTTTGCTTTTCATTATTAATGTAAGAGCTAAGTTTTTGTCTAATTGCAGCTATTGGATCAGGTGAGTTTGAACCAATTTTTTGACCTGCAAGTTGTCTTGCAGAAAAAGCATCACCAGATGTAAGAACAACACCAATTTGGCTACTTTGTTCAATTTTATTAGGTGTAAGTGAAGAACTATCATTCAATCGAGTGTAGTTACCACTTAAATTTGCTTTATAAAAGGGGATATTTACGAAATTTCCGCCATTTGGTGAGCTTAAATTTAGCTCAGGTAGAGGTGCTAATACGCCACTTTGAAGAAAACTATCTCTTAAAGTTGTCTCTTCAATAATGCTATCTGCAAACACCTCTGGAACAATAATGTCCCCTAAAGTAGTTGCCATTTCAAAATGAAAATGAAAGATTTATAAAGTTGAGCACAGCTCTCTAAATCTCAGCACAGCCTTAATTTAGTTTTTAAAAATCAGCACAGCCAATTTTGTTATTACTAAAACTATACCTCAATAATTATTATTTGTAATCTTTAGCAATTTTTCTTGCTTCTAGCCAAGCATCACGACCATATTTTTGATGAATTTCATGTGCTGCTGTATCTTCTCCTTGAGCCATTCTTTTTAATAAATTTACATCAATTCCACCAATATTTCCAGCAGGTGTTTTTGTTGTTCCAATAGGTGCACCAGAACCAACAGGCGGTTGATTTTTTAAAGCCCAAGGTTGTAATTGTTCTTTTACTGCTTCTTGTAATGGTTTTGAAGTAAATCCATCATTTGATAAATAATTAACAGATCCATCTTGTTCAACTTTTATTTTATCTCTATCTAATTTTGCCATTGCATAATCTGGATCATGAACAAGGTCAGATAAAGCAGAAACAGCAGGGGTAATAAGTTTTAAATCTTTTAATTCATTTTTTAAAGATTCAATTTCGCTATCTTTTTTTTCAATAACTTCTTTAAATTGA